TTTCCAAGGAATGATATGGACATCGCATGTTGCTAATAAAGTGTTTTTATTTATTGCATTAATATTTTGTATTTCTAACATAATAACTCCTATAATATTGTTTTTGTTCTTCTTGTTTTACCTTTAAATTGAAACTTTTGTCCTGTATTGATTCGATCTAATAATGCGTCTCCGCAGAATTCTCCAAACTTTTTGTCGTCTAAGTTAGTTGTGATAATAGTTCCTCTATTTTTCCATTGCATTCTTTGATTTATTATTTCCATAACAAAACTCATAAAAGCGGGAGTAACTTCACCTGTCCCAAAATCGTCGATTACTAACAAATTTCTTGTAGTAACTTTTTCAAAATAATTATTATTAATTTTAAAAGAATCTAACCAGTCATTCATCATCTTTTTTTGAGTCGTGAAAATGCAAGATGTGTCTTTTCGTGTGAAATATTCACATATCGCCATTGAGGCATAAGTTTTTCCTGTTCCTGGCTCTCCCTGCATAAAAATAATGCCATGAGGGTTTGTGGCGAATTTAAGCATAAAGCTTAGTTTTCCGGGACTTTGTTCAACCTTTTCAAAAGAAACGTCATGATGTATATCTCCGATACCGCTTATTTCGCAAAATAAGGGCCATAGAATCGCGCGTTTAGATATGGGTGGTGTGACCATAGCGCTTTGGATATTTGATCGATTGTTGGAGCTACAAACCATGTTGTGGCAGATCCACACCCGCGGACTTTCCTTGACTAACTCGACATAAGGAGTGCCATGATCTGAACCACCACAGACAGGACATACCAGATCAGAGGACAAAGTTGGAGTTAGAAGCTTTTTCCAGCCTCCTAGATCGCTGATATATTCCACAATTCTGGGAGCGGCTTGAGCGAGAGAGTTCTTAGCAATTTCATGAGCAAGTTTCATAAAGCTGTGTCGTTCCATTGTTTGTAAAGTTCTGAGTTTTCGTAGTTTCCTTTTGAGCTAGGAGCGAATTTTCTATCGGCTCTTGAGTTTCTCTGCGCAAAGATAGTGCTAAAATGTCCTCGAAAGATTTCAGCTGGATTAGACGCTTTTCCTTTACGTTTGTTAGTGCAAATGACTGATTGCCAGCCCTTAAAGTCGCCTCTTTGGACGTTATCTCTGCAAGCCCATTCGAAGGTTTCCAGCAGCAATTCGGGATTTTGCCTGTCTTTTTCTAGCATGAAGTCAATAGACTCTAAAAACTTATCCAGCTTATCAGGCGGTCGATAGACAGGATTGGCTTCCGATAAGATTTTTAGCATCTTGTCGCCGATTTCTTTGACTGCTGGAGAGAACTCTTTTTTAAATTTTTTCTTAGCAACCTCTCCATCGGCAGCTTTAGCTGCCTGCGCGTCAGCGCTCTCTTTCGGAGGGGTAGGGGTGGTAGTTTCTTTTTCTTTATGTACTTCTTTTTCTGTTAGTATCTTTATTAGTAGTTGCGGGTTTTCACAATCGTGGTTTCCACGATCGTGGAAATCCCGATGCTGGAAACTTTTTTTGAAAAACTCTAGTTGATCTAACTTATCTTTTTCAGTTGCAGGGAATTCGAAGAAAATATAATGAATTCCTCCTTCTAAATATTTACCTTTTTCAGCTAAGCGATAGTGAATTCTCATTCCGTATCCTGCGGCTAAGATTTCCTTCATCGCTTTGAAAACTGCATCTTGTCCTTCAACGCATTTTTCGACTAATTCTTTCATTGAAAACTCCCAGTTATCAGGACGAGACATACATCTCGCCCAAAGACCTGTCGCTCGCAGCGAAAGATTTTGATCCCAGAGGGCTTGTTTGTTCAGCTGAACAAATGGATTTTCGCGGTTATGAACCACGCGAATTACTGATTTTTTATTTTCTTTCTTGCTTGAAAATTCTAGATATGTCATTCTGCTCCTGTAAATGATTTGGTTTTTATAGAGTGATTAAATTTTTTACATTACTGAATGGTAAGTTTTCGGGTGTGACACGGTGTCACACTCGATTTTTTCTGGCTTCAAAGTAATCTTTGAAATAACCAGGAAAACGCTCTATAAAACGTCTTCTGTATTCAGCAAATTTTTCTTTATTCTTAGAATAATAATTCCTCATATAAAGTTTTCTAGTATCGTCATCTTTATAACGATATTTCCAAGATTGTTGTTCTTGTTGATATTTAACATTTCTTTTAATAGTACATTTTTTGCATTCGCTTTTATATTTACCAGCGCATTTATAAAATCCTTCTGTTAGTTCTTTATATTGTTGGCATTTAGTACAAGTTTTAAACTGTTCCATGATTACCGCCTTTAATACAGAAACACGGTTCTCCCTCTTCACTAAAAAAACAGCCATTAACCTTAACAGCTAAACTAGTATCTGTTTCAGTGGAGACAATATATCCCATTTGTTCTAAAATTCTAAATTCTGGTAATTCAGGAAGGAAACATAGTATCACTTCCCCTTTAAGATGAAATTGACATAAAGTTTTCCATAAATTCACGCATTGCGAGCTTTTTTCTCGCAAGATGTTAAAACACTCTTCACAGCATATGAATTTTTCATTCATAGGTTTCTAAATCTGCTAAGGTGATTGAGATGCCTCTTTTCATAGGATGCCATTCTAAGATACCCTCTCTCGCAAGTTTTTTGATGTTATTTTTAAATCTACACCAGCTTTCTGAGAGATCCTCTTCCACTTTTTCACGCGTAAAATAGACTGTTCCATGACTATTGGAGCGGTTAAAAATGTGGAGATAGGTCGAGAGAGCCTCAGGACAATGATAAGAAATGTTGAACAGAAGTTGTTGAGTATTATCATCATAGATATCCATGAATCTCCGGAGTTAGAATTTTATAGCTTCTAAACAGTGACCCATGTTATAAGACTGGTACAAAGTTTGTCTTATGATCCGTTTTTGGGTCAGTGTTTATTATATCCTATTTAATCCTTGTCCCCTCTTATGAGGGGATATTTTTTTAAGGTAAATCTTCTTTTTAATTATTGTCTAGTTTTTTCTTTTTAAAATTCAAAAATTTCTCATGCAGCTCTATTATTTTCTCTAAGTTTAAAGAGTAGTTTTTATATATCTGCCCTATAGCTTTTTCTTGAAATTTATCTGAAATCTGTTGGTTCGGCCAATGGCAGTATTTCAGCTTAAATTTGTTATTCAGCCATATTTCCGGCATTCTTAGCCATACTTTTTTATATTTAGTGTTATACACCAATTCGCATCTCAACAGCAAATCTCCATAGCGGATGATGGCTATTCCGATCTTGGTTTTACATACCAAGACATTAAAATCTAAAATATTTATATCCATATTTTTCCTTTTTATAAAAAACTCTTGTCACATCAAAAAACATCTGTTACGTTGAAAATAAAAATTTAATTTACCATATGTTCATACAAAACACTCCTCTAGAATTTTTCCTTTTCTTTTTAATTTTCTTAATCTACCTAACCCTCGTAATGGCAAGGAACTCTATATGACTTTAGAAGAAAAGTCCAGAGAAAACTATGTGAGGGTCACAGAAGTGCTTTATCCCTACTCAGGACTAGATAAGATAGATGCCGATGTCTTAGCGCATGCGGCTGAAAGAGGCACTAAAGTGCATAAGATCTGTGAGAGCATCGTAAGCGGATTAGGAGAGCATGGTATCGATGATGAGACATGGGGCTATGTAGAAAGCTTTAAGAAGTGGTGGGAGAAAGGTGTTGATGTCGTCATGATGGAGAAACGCTTCTGGGATGATGAGCTGAAGCTGACAGGTCAGGTGGATTTCATTATTAATACACCTGAAGGATTAGCTATCGTGGATATCAAAACCTCTTCTAGACCTTCTAAAACCTGGGCAGCACAAGGCTGCGCTTATGCTTATCTAGCTAGAAAAGCCAATCACGATATCCGCAAGATCTTCTTTTTACATCTTAACAAGCATGGAAAAGAGCCAAAGCTACATGAATATCCTGTCGACCCCTCTTTTTTTTTAGCCATATTCAGAACCTACCAACACTTCTTTCAAAAGGAATAAAGCGTGGAAAAACTAAGTCAACAAATGCAAGAAAGGCTGGAAAAGTGGCGAAAAAACGTGGGCGCGGCCCCTCCCGTTATCAAAGTTAATGGCTATTCGGTTGCTTCTGTATCTAGAAGAAGCGGAAAGAACGACTACGGCGATGCTATGAGCTTAGAAGAGTGGGAAGACGAAAATAAAAAAAGCCAGAGGAGAAAATAATGGATTTTAATGAATGGATGACGACATTTGGGATTATTTTAGGATGGGTAGTTTTTGTAGGCTTCTCATTAGGGCTTTTCTTAAAAATAATTAAATGGATGGTCTAATGCTACAAACGATTCAAGGTGATACAGGTAATGTCCCGATGCACATGCCGACAACAAGACCTCTTATCCCTGCTGAGCATGAAATGAGCGTCTTTCATGTGATGGCAGAGACAGCTGTCAGCAGTAAGATGTATAAAGGCATCGGTGAGAAGGCTGGAGTGATGATGATAATGCTGTCAGCGAGAGAGCTGGGCATAAGTCCAATGCAGGCTCTTAATGGAGGCCTTAATATCATCAATGGCAAAGTAGAGATCTCAGCGCGCATGATGAATGCCTTAATAAGACGATCTGGGCATAAGATCGTTGTACAGGAATTCACCGAAAAACGCTGCATGATCACAGGCCAGCGTTGTGATACAGGAGAGCAGCAGTCAGCTGTTTTCACCATCGAAGAGGCGCAGAAAGCGGGGCTTGTAAAGCCAGGAGGCGGTTGGACAAAATGGCCTAAAGACATGCTTTTTGCAAGAGCATTAAGCCGTCTTGCTAGACAGCTTTTTAGTGATGTCATAGGCATTGGCTATGTGGAAGGAGAGATCCAAGCTTCTGACGCGCAAATCATCATGCCAGAACAAATTCAAGAGACAGAAATTGTTGAAGATGAGAGTGAATATGTAGAAAAATACATACAGATTTTTGAAAAAGATGATAAATTCCTTGCTATGGAATACATGAAAATGGTTAAAGAACATTTTAATTGGAGTACGATAGAAACCATTAAAGAGTTTTTTAAAGATCAGAAGAAAATGTTTGAGAAATTTGAATCATGGAAAAGCAAAAGGAAGGTAACAGATGGGTCTTGAGCAAAGTAAAGAAACTGTAACGTGGCTTATGAGTATAGGACTTTCCTTACCGAAAGCTATTTATGTTCTCTACTTACTTGATAAAGGAGATTCTCTTTCTCAAGCACTATTAAAATTATTTAATTTATCTAAACAAGAGGAAAAAGAAGTTGAAGAACCAGATTTCGGCAATCCTATTACTCCTTAGTATGACGAGCTGCACATACTCAATTAACTTAATACATACGCAAGGGACGGCTAGCGATGTGGTTGATGAAGTGTCAACACCTACAGCAACAGTCTCAGTACCGGTGAAGGCAGTATGACACAAAAAGTCGGAAGAGACAAAATCCAGGTATTGAAAGACAGGTCTTTTACCTATAAAGACATCATCTATGATGATGACGGGTGGGCAGATGCAAGAAAATATCTCCCTGCAGACTTCGATCTTGTGCATCTCAGGTTAAAAGATGGAACACCTAATCTCACTGGCTGGCATACAGGTAAAGAGTGGGAAGGATTACGCATCAAGGAGCAAGATGAGGTGACTTTTTGGAAGAGAAAACTAGATGAAAATCAAAAGTAAAGCGGGTTTACATGGACACAAAAACTTTGATAATGGGCCTAATAGTCCTAGTTCAATTTATAGCAATCATGGCATCAGTGAAATATTTCGGCAAAGATAATGCTGTTGAAAAAGCTCTAGAGAAACAAATTGAAGCCGAAATCGGCATCACAATACCAACATGAAAAAAGGATGGGATAGATATGCCTCTGAAAAAAGGTACGTCAAAAAAGGTTATCTCCGAAAACATCGGAACGGAAGTGCGTGCAGGAAAGCCACAGAAACAGGCTGTTGCAATTGCATTCAGCAAAGCGGGGAAAGCCAAGAAGAAATAGAAATGCTAGTCAGGCCAGAACTTCCTTTATGTCATAGTGAATTATTAGCTAAGGAAATCGAATGGTTTGGTAAAGTTGTCTTAATAACAGAACAAGTAAATATAGGAGAAGAAAATGGCAAAAGCGAAGTTGGGATCGGGCAGCCGATTCAAAGCAGTGGAGAGATCAGCTGCGAAGTCAGGAGCGAGCAATCCGGCAGCGGTTGCAGCGGCAGCCGGAATGAAAAAGTACGGAAAAGAAAAAATGGAAAAGATGGCAGAAGCCGGAAAGAAAAGAGCTAAACAGCGGTAATCTTCTTCCAGACGCTAGCGTTATTAGCGATATATCCCAAATACCAAAGATCGCCTCGTGTGCCTGTAGTAGGATCAACACCTGGCGATGTATCTCCCACAAGCCAGAACGTCCCAAAAGAGTAATACTTGCCTGTAGAAGGCTGTTTAATATCAGCGCTTGTAGGCTCTCGATTTCTTATGACAATGATCGGAAGAGCTACTCCCGGCCCCAGATATTTCGTTGGGTTATTAGGGCTTAAGCCTGTTAAAGAAGGACTGCTCATACGTAGAATCCTTGCACGATTACTATACCTTCACTTACTGTAGCGGTTACTTCAGCTACAAAAACATTTATAGAAAGTGTCTGACCACTTGGAGTCACGGGTGCACTACTAGTTCCAGCATCGAAATAGCCAGAATAAATCCCTGTGGTATTCCCTAAGCTCGCAGCTCCTGGGATTATATCATTATAAGTCGGAGGTGTAAATCCTACATTAAACTGATAGTTACTTTGTACGCCGCTAACATTTGATGTGAAAATTATAAATTCAGTGACTACAAAATTTCCGGTAGATGTCAAAATAGGTGTCACACCAGCAGTTTTAAAATCGATAGTGGCAGTGAAAATATTCGTTGGAATTGAATTGAAAGGAACGCTACCTAATTGTCCTCCTGAAGTGATCGTCACTATCTCTGGACTTGTTAAAGTGTTGCCTAAAATACCTTGTGCGAAAAATTGGGCGGTAGAGCCATTACCAATTCTAGTGACGTTACTCTCTCCAACAGTTCCTAAAACACCAGAGCCTATAGTAATATTATTAGATTCTTCCCCTGTATAAGCTTGACCAGCAGTATATCCTAAGGCTGTGTTGTCAGTGCCGGAATCTAAATTTTGAAGACTTAATACTCCCACAGAACTATTTCTAAGGCCGCTTGTGAGTAAATTTTGACTTGTGCTTCCCAGCGTACTATTTGAGTCGCCGCTGGTTAATGAGGATAAAGTTAAAACTCCTACACCAGTATTATTTGCGCCGCTTACAGATGCGTTTCCGCTATCTTGTCCTAAAAATACACTGTCATTGCCATCTGAAAGGCTTAATGTAGAAGTGGTCCCAGTATTTGTAAAAAATACCGAGGCTCCCGCTTGATTTGCTGCTTGATTAGCGAAAATTGTTACAGCCGAACCTGTCACTGACCCTGAATCACCAAAAATAGTGGTGATACCGCTTCCTGGCCCGGAGCCTGTTTCATAGTAATCTAAGCGATTGGTGAAGGGATTAAGCTTAAAAGGCATACAGGCTCCTATGAATATGTGTAGGTGGCGCGATCTGTCCAAGAGAAGTTGAATTCGCTGGAGGCTGCATTATTATCCCCCTGAGGCCATTTCACTGAGATAACGTTATTACTGCCGTCATAAGTGATAAAAGCTATCTGCCACACGAGATCGCCTTCTACAGCTCCCGGTCTTGCATAGCCTTTGTAGATAAGATTCGTGCCGGTATATTGCCCTCGAAAGGTCATATCTCCTACGTAAGACTCTTGAAGTAGGTTGCCTTGCGCATCTTTCTTAAGAATGGTCTGGTTATAAGTCTTAGCCATGAGACATCCTTTAGTTAACGATTTCCCAGCCGATTACTGAAACGTCTGACGCTTGCAATGCAGTGGCATCAGCAGCTTGAACAGCGTTGATGACAAAAGAAACTCCAGCTAATATAGTTCCTCTAGTCACAATACCTAGAGCAGCCGCTCCTGTTGCACCAATGCCTTGACGGTAAAGACGAATCTGAGAAGCGGCGGTTACAGCTGTTGTTGCGATGGTGGCTGTTCCACCTACTAGAACGACTGTACCTGCTGAATTAGCTCCTGCAGTTGTTGTAGAGGCAACGCTCGTGTAGACATCTTTATTACCAGCTGTTCCACGTACGATATTTCCGTTGGTAGCTGTGATATTACCTAAAGTAGCAGTGATGGAAGTGCCTGCTGTCACGGTAGTAGCTGCTGATACTGAGCCAAGAGTAGAAGTAATATTACCTGTAGAAGCTACGATATTTCCTGTAGTAGCTGTGATGCCAGTACCACCCACAAGAGTTGTTGTAGTGGTAAGAGAACCTGTGATAGCTGTATTACCAGTCGCATTACCAATATTAACCGCTCCTGTGCCTCCCGTTCCAATAGTTGTCGTGGCTGCTCCAGAGGTATTTAGAGTAGTAGTTCCTAAAGATGATAGTGTAGTGGCATGAACTGGTCTTGGAGTCGTGCTGCCAAAGCCTAAGACAGGAGGAGAAGCGAAGTTAGCGCCTGTAGAGACAGAATTAAGTTGTGCGGGCGTGACAGCCACATTAGTTGCTGTTCCTGCTGAAACCTCTGCATCTGTAGCTAGTCTGACAATGCCTTGCTTGTATTGCGTTCCCGGTGAGCCGTCATAGCCGTTTGGGTTTCTTAGGTTTAAATTAGCCATCACTCCTCCAGAGATTAAAATAATTACTTTACATGTAAAGCAAAAAGGATTTTCCGTCTTTAAAAAAATGTTTTTACTTGTATTAAATTAAGCTTTGATTTATAATGACTTACAACAAGGAGGTTATTATGGAAGAAATATTATGGTGGGGGATATTTGGTACTTTAGCATTTGCAGTGATTCAAAATGATTTTTTTAGTTAATTATCTAATTCATCCATTAATTCTGAAAGAGATTTAATTAGAGCTGCTGGATTTGAGTTTGAAAGAGCTGCTTTTTTAAATGCTTCCTGAACTTTTTTATTACGAGCTATGCGGCTAAACACTTCATAGGCAATAGAAGCGCTGATACCTTTTACAGATCCATACTTGAGAATCCCTAAACCTGCTAATAATCCCTTAGCTTTAATCCCGTAACTATTCAGAAAATCGTCGAATTTATATAGAATACTAGATTTTTCTACATTTTCATTTTTAGCTTTTAATTTGTTAAGTTTATCTTGACCTCTCTTTTCTAATTCTTTATTAATCGCTTTTCTTTCAGAAAGACTTCCTTTATCAATTCTTCCTTCAATAATCGAGGAATTCTTTTTAATTTTATTAGAGAGATTCTCTAAATTCTTAAGAAAATTAACTCCTTCTTGTCCTGCGATTAATCGAATATTTTCTTCTGTAGCAGGATCTTTTAAAAGTTTTTCAAGCTTTTTAAACTCAATTTTTCCATCAGGAGTTACAATTGAAGAAGTAAAATCTTTGAATGATTGCTCTTCAAGATATTTTAAGACTTCGGCTTTATTAGGATTGTTTTCTAAAGCATGTTTTATTAACTGCTGACCTTCTTTGGTTTTCCATAAATCTAAAGCGACTTCAGGTCTTTCTCCGGTAATGGAAGACTTTGCGATATCATCGATAGCTTTCTTTTGAATTGCCTCTCTTTGATTAACTTTTCGAGAAGGAGAATTCTTTGGGGCTTTAGATTGAATGATTTCTTCTGCGATAGCTCTAGAATCGGGACTAAGAGAATCTCGCATCTCTCTATAAAAAGAAGCAGCTTTTTGCTCTTCCATAGTTTGCATATGTTCTAAAATTTCTCTTTCTATTTGAGCAAATTGTTCTTTTGAAACAACTTCTTTTACATCAGCTAATCCGGAAGGCGTTTTTATGGTTTTTGAAATAGATTCAGGTTTTTGAGATGTTCTTATAGACTGGATGGATTTTTTGCCTTTCTTCTCTGCAAACTCTCCGAACTTACTCTCAGCCTCTTCAAAAGCTTTTCTAGCTTTTGAATTCTTAGAACCAAAACCTTTTCTAATATCTCCTCTAAGCTCATAAGCAGGTTTTTTTAAAAAATCCCCCGCGCTTGTCTCTAAAAGATCATAGTTAATAATGTTATTAAGACGCTTTTTAACTTCTATAACTTTTGAAAGAGGCTGCCTTGAGCCTTCAACTGCTCTAATGATTTTTCCATTTGCATCTGTTTCAATACCATAACCCAAATCAGTTAGAGTGTCTCTAAGTTGTTTATTAGCCTTGTTATAACCTTCAGGAGTAAGGTTTAACCCTCCAGATTCAATTTTATTGATAGCTTCTACAATGGCATCCGCTGTTTTTTGTAACTTAGGAAATTTTCCTTCCTCACCTTTTTTAGCAATTTCATAAAGAGAGTCTGTCTCTTTTTTATTGGATTCTATAATTCTTTCAACATCTTGTTTGATGTTTTCTCCTAATTGTTTTTCTGAGGGAGCACGTTGAGAAATAGATTCAATTCTGTTAACTAAATCTTCATTTATCACATTTTCAGCAATCTCTACAGCTTGAAATTCTCCTGGAAGATAAGGTTTTGGAGTAGAAGACGATTCAAGTTTTGTTAAATCTTCTGCTTTAATCTTTTTATTTCTTATATCTTTAGCTTGTTCAGCTAAACGTCTATCAAGAGCGAGAGTAGAGAAATCTTCAGTTTTCTGAACGTTAGCGGCTTCTTTTTCTATCTGCGAGATTGTTTTGTCTTCTAATTTGGCTAATGCTTCCTGAGCAAGTTTATCTGTCTTACCTATACTTCCCGTAAGATCTTCTAAAAGCTGACTAGCCGGGATTTTTAGCTCGGCAGATTTATTATAGAGAGCTTTAGCAAAGCGTGCTCCCAATCCTAAAGCATTTAAAGCAGTGTCAAGAGCCGCCCATTTTGCTCCCTGTTCTACAATTGTTTCTGGAGAAGGAGGAATAAATTCTCCCGCTTCGATAGATTTCTCTGCTGATTCTTCCAAGCCTTCATAAAGACCTCCTGCCGCAGAGATGCCTAGAAGATTAGCAAAATATCCTAAAGGCTTAACAAATTTAGGAGAAAGAGAAGCGGCAGCTTTCAGAGGCCATGTAATACCTTTTGCAAGCCATCCTAAAGGAAGTGCAGCGCCAGCTACTTGTCCTCCAGTTGATTCAGCTCCTTCTTCAGTTTTTAATCCAGGAATTGCCTCTGACCATCCAGCACTTAAACCAGAAAGAACTCCCTTACCTAAATTTCTATTTTTCTTTGCCGATAATTGCTGACCTTCACTACTAAAATGTTTTTCTAGCCAGCTTAAGTCTTCATATTTTCTTTCATCAGGCACAAAGTCATCAGCTTGAAAATCATCTTGAGCTTGTGGCACTTCTTCAGGTTCAAAGTCATCAGGTTCAAAAACCTTATGATTATTTGATGAGATCATATTTTTCCTCCATCCCTTCATAAGGAGATACAGAACCATAAACAGGAGGGTTACTTCCTTTTAATTTTACTCTAACCTTACCTTCAGGAGTTTTTGGAGCTTTTTTACCTTTACGGTTATCCAATTTTTGTAATGACGAAGGATCTAATTCAAGAATAGTAGCTAAACCAGCTAATTTACCTTTAATTTCAGCTTGAGAATCTGTCACTTTAGGTAAAAGAGTTTCGGTGATGTACTTAAATCTTGTATTAGAGAGAGTACCTCTATTAACTTTTTCCACAAGTAAAGATTCTAAAGCGCCAGTTAGAGAGGTGAATTCTCCAGCTGTTCTAGCATTTTTTCCTCCGAATATTCCTAGAGCCTCCGTTCCACGGCCTGCATCTGGAACAAGCCTTACAAGATCATTAAAAGCTTTTTGTGTGACTTTATGAGAAGCAACTTCTTCTTTTTTCTTAGCATTCTCTTTTCCTCTTGCTCTTGCAGAAGCGGGAGAAAGAATTGAAGATAATCTTTCAGCCTCTTGTTCATCTTCCCCAGAGGCTAAAAGTATTTCTCTTACTTCATTAATTGTCTTATCATTTTTCTCTTTATTTTGATCAATGATAGGCTTCGCAGGCTTAGTAACCTTTTCGGCAAGAACTGGATTTGATTCATAATCTGCTAATGATCCTTCTGGTAGACCTCTAGATTTTTCAATACCTCTAACTTGTGTTTTCTTCGCTTCATTCTCTTTTGCTGTCTCTTGAAGCTTATTATTATGCTCCTTGAACTTCATGAGCTGATTAACAGTATTCACTCTCGTAGTAGGAGAGATCCCGGTGCGAGAGTTGATATTCCAGATAGCATCTTCAAGATTTTTACCATCATTCTTATATTGATCGTAGATGTCTTTTAGAGCATCAGACTCTTTCCTCTCTTTCAGCTTCTCTGTCCTATCATTAATGAAAGCACCGATTGTCTCTCCTAGCCAGTTATTATCTTCTTGAGCTGGAATATAGCGTGGGCTTGGCATCTTATCCTCCGAAATAGTTAGAAGCATACTTAGCAGCTGCTGGGCCGACAGAGCCAAGAATCTTATCTATAGTGCTTTGTTCTGGCATCTGCCAGTCGAATGTCGACATGCCGAGGACATTCTGGATACCAGCTTGTCTATTCTGCTGAGCATTCTGCTGGCCGTTGAATATCATGTTAGAGCGCTGCGCATCGAGATTCTCTTGAACATCTCTACCGGCTCTTCCAAGAGCTTCGCCTGTGTAAGTGCTATTGCCGATGTTCTTAGAGCGAAACTGACCTGTGATCTTAGGGATGATATTCTCTTCAAATCCTCGATATGCAGGTCTTGCCACGTTCTTATCGAAGTTTTGGTTAGTCCCTTCAGTGTCGTAGTTGTAGAGATCATTGAAAGGCCCCTCATTTCTAATAGAAGAGATATAGTCTTTATAGAGAGCCTGTTGTTCAGGATCTAGAGTGCTTCTTCTCTTAGGCTTTCTCTTTTTGTTAAGCCCAAACAATCCAGAGACAGCACCTCCAAAGAGTCCACTTTTCCAGTCGTATTTAGCCATATTTTCTCCTTATGTAAAGCCGGATTTACATTACGTAATAACAGTCCATGTGACAGCATTTGAGGTTGTGCGGCTCGTCATTATCCATGCCGTGTCGGTATCAGTTCTCACGTAAATATCTCCAATCTCAAAATTTCTATTAAAGTCGCTATTCGCCGGAGGGTTAACATTTGGTCGTTGCAACCCATCAGTCGTATATTTAGAGACTTTAGAATTAACAGCATTCGCAGTGTCAGAATAAGCCGTATTCAATTGCCTTACAAGCTCTGGGTTATTATTCCTAAGAGCCGATCCCCAGTTAAAGACGTTGATAAGGGTAGGCATTATATCACTCGTCCTACTGGTGCGAAGCCCGGCATTGTCGCTTGAATATTTATCTTAGCCCCTGCTTGTCTATTTCTTAATCTAAATTGGATGAATTTGCCTGTCTGGTTAATGAATACCTTATACCACTTCTTAGAGCCATCCTCAAATGTCATGTTGGTAACGCTACCTTGATACGGATTTTGAGAGAGGTTATTAAGCTGCGTTCTATGGCCTGTGTCGTTAGTGATGATATCGATACTCATCTTAGCCAACTCAGCTGTTGAGACATAACCACCAGATGTATAGGGCGTAAAGCCTGTAGAATCCACACCATTTAAGGAAAATGAGTTAGGAGTGATAACAGTAACGAAGGCCAAAGTACCATTAAGCTCTGTCATGCCTCCTACCCCAAAGAAATTAACCTGATCTCCGGTAGACAAATTGTGATTGACATTTGTAGTCACCACACAGGGGGCAGATTGAGTAATTGCATCTATGATGATATTTCTCTGTAGGTCAGTACCAGAAGAATCCACATACATGTAAAGCCAGCCGCAGCGCACTTTTTTATCTAGCTCTAGATAAGGATTGAACTTCTTGAAGAGAGCTGAGAATGGAATGACACGTTGCGCTCTTCCACCAGATGTATAGGCAGTGAAACTTGTAGCTGGTATGATAGCTGTAGAGACATCAAGTCTAAAGACATTTGCGTTGACGATCTGTATGACAGGAAACTGCTGGTTATTGACCTCTTGCATTCCTCCAATAGCTGTTAAGAAGATGAAGTCTGCGCCTTTTTCGTTATCATCGAGATTTAGAGAGTAGTTATTAAAGTCAGTCGTCACCTCTATAGTCACAGAATCGATCACAGTGATATTATAAATCCTAACAGGGTTATCCTCTGATTCTGTAACTGCTAATCTCCATATCTCACCATTCTGCCCACCACCAAGGCTAAAAGGAGTGCCAGAGTTGTAAGAGAAGCTATTCCAGTTGCCATAAGCCGCAGCGAAGGCTGCCCAGTTTGGAAAGGCTAATAGGTCATTCCATGTAGTAGTAAATGCAAGAATATATGTTCCCATACATGATAGCGGTAGGCGATAGATAGAATAATTGTCTTCATCATAATTTGTGGTCAAAATCCTTTCTGATGTTGTCGAGCCTTGAGGAGGGTAGATAAGATAGTGATCCCTATCGGCATCTACAGAACCAGCAAAACAAAGGCCGAAGTTTGTTCCGTCTACTTCATTAAAAGAAAATTCAGGGATCTCCTCGTCCTGTCTTTCTACTCTATAGCCATCAGACATTATGAGCCCTCTTCTCGAAGCGGCAGATGTCCTATTTAAATATGTTATAGCGCTAAACGCAGCATCACAGCCGCGCGATTCGTCAATCTTATCTAAAGTAAACGGCACTGTATCATTACCGGTATATTTAAGCACCCATGTACTGCCTTCGGTGAAAATGATTAGGTCGTCTCTGTTAAATGACGCTCCCTGAATCCATGTCCCGTCAGGAATCTCAATGACACCAGCTCCTGTAGCCGACGTGAGAAAGTTATCAGAATTAACGCCTGTTCCAGAGATCCTCAAGCGCTGAGGATAGATGACTCCATTCTCAGTTGTCCTGAGTAAGACTAACCGATCCTTGTCATTGACCATCCAAGAACATGTTAAAGTGGTCACAGGTGCAGGTATTGCATCTGTAGTAACCATATTATAGACGTAATCAGTAACTGTAGTCCCATCATACTGCTGGATATTATCTTTGTTATTGCTAAACAGTAATCTAGGAACATTAGTTCCACTCTTATAGTTAACCCATGTGAAGAAGTCAAAGTTTGTTCCTGTATAAGGAGTGGCCGGAGAGATATCTTCTAAGATATTTAAAGCAGAATTATATCTATTAACATACTGAGTATCCGCAACTATCAGCTCTTTAATATTAGTCGCTGTGATAAAGTTAGCTATCATCATGACAGGATTTCCCGGCATGAAGGAATAGGTGATTAAAACAGTAGAAGCCACAGCAGGAGCGAGCGTAAAGGTTACAGAAATAGCTCCTGTAGTGTAATTAATAGTTCCGACTCCTGGGCCTGTAAACCCTCCATTGCCGTCATCCACTAAAACCTGGGAAGGATTAGAGCCAGTAATAGTGACACTGCCTCTCGCAATCTGAGCGGTTCCGGCAAGTGTGAATGTCCTATTAGTGCCGTTGATAGTTCCCACCATCGCTACGCCTGTTAAGGTATGAACTATTCGGGATTCCCGATAAGTTGACCCTCCTCGCTCGCCGATAGCGAAATAGTTATAGCCCTCTCTCTTAGACATTACACCGCGATAGACAAATCCATCATAAAGCTGCTCTTGCGCGTCATCAGGGATGAGCCAAGGCTGCAATCTATTATTTAGAGCGCTAGTGTAATTAGAGATCAAAAATGGCTGATAAGTCATTAAGAAATCCTATTAATGATTAATGACCAAACTAAATTTGCTGTTGCAGAATCGTTATTTTTTATTTGTAAATCATTACTATTGAAAGAAAGAGTTGGACGATTAGGAAATCCAGAACCGCTATTTGTAGAAAGTACCTCTAAATCATTAGAGCCTGATCTTAGAGCTGAATAGAAATTATAACGGTTATTATTTTGTACCATAGCCCACGCTGTCCCAGCCCATCTAAAACCTGGATCTGGATAAATAGTTATGGTAGTATTACCTGTTACAGACTGTGTGCCAACAATCCTGATAGGATAAAGAATGTCTGGAGGAGTTAATTGAAAGTCCTTTGTCCCATTATAAAATCTAAGTTGAGCCTGACCAAATCCATCTAGCCATGTGTATAGAATAGAGTTAGTGCCACCGGGAAGAGATCCCGGCATAGCACGTGCTATCATTGTTGACTGTCTATGCACCCCATCAGTAGACTGCGCGGTATCATTAAACACATGATCCGCATTGATGATGGTCTTTAGACGAGCGAAGTTGACGTTATTACCTGAAGGAAAAAGACCAGGGGACTGTGCGGCATTAGGAGTGTTTGTATCATATGTCATAATTAAAACTCCGGTGCTGGGCGTTGGTTTTGATACTGACAATAGGTTCTGGAATAAACCAAAGCTCTATATCTCTTATAGGCAGGAAACACTTCTTTCCACTTATCCATCTCTCCAAAGTCTGAGAAAATGTCTAAAGCCGCTCCATAACAGATGTATCGATAAAGATAATCTTGATCCAAAACACCATTGGTGATCTGGATCTCGACTTGGTAGGCAGCTATTTTTATTAAGTAATCGCGATCTGGGGGACCTCGAAAAGTCAGCTCGTTATTGTAATAGAGAACATATGTAGGTCTTTGAGGCTGATAGGTTTGTGTCTCTGGCCAGATACTATAAAACTCCTGAGGACTCTGATACCAGTAAACAAAAAAACCATCTGCATAGGCTGGAGGCTCAATAGTAGAAGCCCCCACTTGACCATCTATAAGAACGATATCCTGAAGGTTGATAGGAAGAGGATTTGGGTCTGTAGGCCCATAATTGAACTCAAACCACGTTTTATTCTTGAATATCCGAATATCCTGGGTAGACTGCAGCTGAATAAAATCCTGGAGATACTGAAGCATGATAGCATCAGTAAAAAGAGGATCAGAAGCATCTACCCTTCCCGTGACATTTCTTAAGATGAGAATCAAATCCGCAGCAGATTTAGCCATAAAATTCCTTTAAGATAAGTCCGTTGCATTACAAGAGAATCTATTCCTCTCTCCAATCTGTCTTGTCTCTGTTTTAACCTCTCCACCATTCTCTACCTTGACTTCGGCAAAGATAGGTACAGCTAGTTTATTCAGAAATCTTATGACAGGAATTGGTAGGTCATATGTGCATCCAGGCTTGAGTTGGCCTTTCCAGTCAATTTCTCTTGTACGCACACGCACTTTTAAAACGTTTTCTGGCTGGTCGAATCTCTGAAACTTCACATTTCTCTTTGGATGAAATTCTTCGCCAGGAATTCTTACGGGAACTGGTGGATCGCATTTAGGATTATGCTTTTTAGCTTCTCTAAATGCTTTATGAGCATGTTTATTCCAGACTTCAAAATCTGCTAGACAGTTAAACTCATGGGTGTCAAAATCAAATGGTTTTTCCTGTGTAACTACTTCTTCTACTTTCTTACTCATTTTTCCTCTAATAGTTAAAGGATGGGGACAAAATGTCCCCACCCAAGGTGTTAGGCTACATCCCCACGGTTGACGTAGTTGTTAAACTGCCATGCAGTGAAGTAGATAATATCGTTATCAGCTCCCATGATGGCTGTTCCAAGATTCAACTGAACAAGTGGTGGATAGTCGATGATGGCACTATGTGGGTAAGCAGGGCTTACAGGTTGTAGTGGATCACCGAGCTGAGGACTTACTTTTGTCACCTGACCGCCAGATGTGTAAGTGCCTACAGTTGTGATAGGAATACCGAAAGTGTCGTATAGAGCGAATGTTGTAGCGCTTAAGACTCTAACCACCCATGTGTAGTTATTGAGTTGTGGCGCAATCGTTCCGACAATTTTCGTTAGGACTACTCTGTCATAATCTGAAAGATTATGGTTAGTAGTCGTGGTTACTACGGCTGGTGTTGCAGTCGTAATACCTGAGATGACTAAGTGTTCATCATAGAAGCCACCGGGGACGGTTGCGTCTGTGATGCCGTTAGTTGTCTCTAGAGTGGAGGTAAGAGTGGTAGTTCCTCTTGTTGTAATCAATGCATCTCCGGCAGGAAAATCTCTAAACCAAACACCTGAGATGTTATTGGTATTAGTGCCGAACTTCGTGTAGTTATACCATTCAAACTTATCTGGAAAGAATGGTAGTGTTAAGTTATAGGCGACACCTGCAGACTGAAGGTATCCTCCATAACTATTTGTTACTTGGCTAAATTCCCTGATTCCAGTGAATCGGTTAGCCGTATTTCCAATAGGCGCTGTCATATCTATACTCCTTTTTATTAACCTTTAGTGCTACGTAAAGCCACGCACCAGCTATCATCGAGGATAACTGAGCCTAGACGACCCTTCCAGCCCATGGTTTGGCGCTGGTTCAATGGATCTTGTCCAGCTCCCAATGGCTTGATGATCATTTCCATAGACTGATCATCGATGGTGATTCTTCCATAGGCGTTAGCAGCAAATAGAAGGTTGTAATAGATCGCAGGAGCTACTGAAGTGTCTTTAAAAGCTTCAGAAGTTTTGACAAGTCTTACCTCATCGCATGAACCATATTCTGCCTCTAGAACTGACTGTTGACGTGGATAGTCGGCAGTAGGTAAGAAGTTAGAAAGGTTCTTAAAGTCCGTACGTAGGTCTGTGGATATGATCATCCAGTACGCAGCCCATACAGGAGCCGTTCCAAAGGCATTTGTTCCTTCCTGATTGGGTGAAAGTTTTTTGCCATTATTGCCCTCTAGGTAGTCTACAGCAAGTT